ACTATTAAATTAGCAGGTACCTTACAGACAACAATTACCCCACCTTTTACAAGTTGGGCTAAACTAGTACCTGGAGCTTTCATTACAACCGGTAGAGAAGAAGCAGCAACAAAACTTGAACACATTACTGACATTATCTTTGCAGCAATGCAGCCTTCCAACTTTGATATAGCCGCAGGTGAATTCTACCTCGACCTTATTATAGGAACAGGCGCAATGCTTATCCTCGAAGGTGATGATATACAACCGTTTAAATTCTTATCTGTTCCTATTTCTGAGATAGCTTTAGAAGAGGGGCCAGACTCAATGATTGGTGGTATCTTTAGAAAATATAAGAAACCAGCCAGAACCATTCCGCACATGTGGAAGGATCATGAAAAGAATCAGGATTTAATAAACCTAATTGCCGATGACCCAGGAAAAGAAGTTACCATTTCAGAAATGACTTATTATGATTATGATGATGATGTCTGGCGTTATGGTGTTGTCCTGGATAAAGTTAATGATGAACCAATATACTTTGTGAAAAGAAAATATAATGCAAATCCTTGGATCATATCAAGATGGATTAAATGCTCAGGCGAAACCTTTGGGCGTGGTCCAGTATTGAATGCACTACCAGATGCAAAAACAGCCAATATGGCTAAGAAGTTAGAATTACAGAATGCTTCACTAGCTATTGCTGGTGTATGGATGGCTCGTAATAATGGTGTCCTTAATGGAAATGCAATCCGTATTCAACCTGGTGCTGTTATCCCGGTTATGTCTACAGGAGGTGCTCAAGGCGCCGACTTACAAAGACTTGATGTAGGTGGTGATGTAAACTACTCACAGATAGTACAGAAGGACTTGCAACAAAGTATTAAAGACGCTATGTTTGATAGATCTATTCCAGATCAAGGCGCCGTAAGAAGTGCAACAGAATGGGTAACCCGTAGTCAAGAGCTTGCAGAAGCCATTGGCTCACCTTTCGGTAGATTACATCAGGAATTCATTAGACCTTTATTTAAAAGGTTACTTGATATCCTACACACAAAAGGTATTATAGATGATATTCCTTTAAATGGGAATACAGTTGATGTCCAGATTACTGGAACACTAGCTCAAGCACAGAAATTGAAAGAAGTGGAAGCTATTCAGAATTGGGGTATGATATCCCAGGAGATAGCAGGTCCAGAAGCTTGGATGGGTTCAGCTAAGATAGAGGGCATCACACGTACAATAGGTAACTTATTAAGTGTGTCACCTACATTAATCAGGTCTGAAGAAGAACAAGCTCAAATTGCTCAAGCAGCAGCTCAGGCTCAACAGCCTCAGGCTCCGACAGAAGGAGAACCAGAAGAATAATGGATGACATTGATACCAATACAGCAGAAGCCCTAAAAACAATGAATAGGGAACTAAGAAAACAAGCTGAATTTTATCATCTCACTTTCAATACAGATACAGGTAGGGAAGTCATGAAACATATGGAATCTATGACTTCCGTATCACATCTTTCAGGTAATGACTTGATGGATGTTAGTGTAAATGTCTCCCCAGCGGAGTTTGTATTCCTACGTGAGGGACAGTGCCAGGTGATAAGATATATTAAAACAATGATTAAATTTTATGAGGAGAATAGGTAGATGGGATTACTTGATGACGCACAACCTGCAGAGGTTGAAGAAGTAGAAACAACCGAAATTGATACATCTGATGTATCTCCTGACGAAAGTCCAGCTGATATAGCTGAAAAGCCAGAATGGTTAGAAGAGAAATTTTGGGATGCTAAAGAAGGTTCTACTAATGTTGAAGCGCTCAACAAAAGTTATACTAACTTACGCTCTGAATTTAATAAAAAGAATAACGATAAAGCTGGTGAAACCATAGAAGATTATGGTACCGACGATTTCTTTAATAGTGAAGGAATGGAAGGTATGAGGGAAGATCCAGTCATGTCTATGGCACTTGAAGCAGCAAAAGAAGCTGGTATGGGTGTAAAACAAGCACAAGGTTTTATCACAAACTTTATGAGTGGAATGGGTGAAATGAACCCTGCAGCTCCTGCGTTTGATGGTGAAGCTGAACTTGCTAAATTAGGCAAAAATGGTGCACACATGGTTTCAGGAATTAAGTCATGGGTCGATGGCATGAAAGCCGATGGCCAACTTAATGAAGAAGTACATGGTGAACTAATGAAATTAGGAGCGTCTGCAGCTGGTATTAAGGCTTTAGATGTTCTGAGACAGAAATCTGGGGTGATGAATATCCCTAACGGAGATGCTCTCAATGGCACCACTCACATGAGTGCTGATGACTGGTATTCCGCTACATTCGAGACTCACGCTGAGGCAGGTGAAACTGAGAGTGCATTTGATGTGAGAATGCATAACCTTGGTAAAACCATCTTTGGTACTGGTCATGGAACCTTCAGTGGTTCAGGACTAGGTGTGAAATAATCGGTAGGGATTCAATATGGACCATTAATAAAACCGCAACCGCAAGGCCGGTATATACTTATTAATGTAATCTTAAAAGAGTCAATATAACTATTCATAAGACAATTAATAGTAATAAACTAAACTAATTTTAAATTAATGTACAATTTTAAGGAGAATGAACAATGTCCAAATATATTTCAGATCTTAATGTAGCTGAGTATGATAAAGAAGTAAAAAGAGAATATGCTGCTAATCCTCAGATGAAGGCTCTCGTTAGAGTTAAATCTGGTGTTACTGGCTCAACTTGCCGCTTTCAGAAATCCGCTCAGGGTCAGGCAACTAAGAAAACTCCTCAGGCAGACGTAGTTCCAATGAATATCGATTACAGCTATGTAACCGCTACTCTGGAAGACTGGAACGCACCTGAGTATACAGATATCTTTTCTGCCCCTAAAGTAAATTTTGATGAAAAACGTGAGCTTGCTGCTCTTTCTGCTTCCGCTATCGGTCGTAGAGAAGATCAACTTATCATCGATGCTCTAGAAGCTGGCGCAACAACTCTTACAGTTGCTAGCAGTATTGGTACAGCTACAACTATGAATACAGCAAAATTCCGTGACGCTAAACGTCAGATGGATTACTATAATGTTCCAGGTACTGATCGTGCCTTCGTAATGTCTTCAGAAGCTCTTTATGACATGCTTGGTGATGACGATGCTGACACTTTTGACAAGAATGCTATTAAAGCTCTTGTTCAGGGCGAACTATCTTCTTGGTTGGGTTTCAAAATCCATACCGTTGGATACATGGCTGAGGGTGGACTTCCTCTTGCAACTAATGATCGTTCTGCATTTGCTTTCCATAAATCTTCTATTGGTCATGCTGTTGGAATGAATATGCATTCCGAGATTAACTATGTAGCTCAGAAAACATCTTGGCTGGTTAACTCTATGTTCTCAGCTGGTACTGCTGCTATCGATGCTTACGGCATGGTAACTATTACCCACGTTGAACAGTAGAATTTACTTAACTTAACACGTATTAAATATTAAATAATTAAATAATTTATAGGAGAATTTACAATGGCTTTCGATTCAACAAAACTAAACAATATCGCTGGTTCTATGGGACAGTCCAACCTTTGGATTTATTCCGACGATAGCAACACTTTGGCAACTATTGATGCTGATAACTACTTTGCAAACTCTGGAGTGAATGGTGTCCGTCTTAACGATTGCGTTATGCTAGTCGGTTCTGACGGATGTGCTCTTGGATGGATGGGTACACTTACTACTACCACTTCTGTCATCACAACTGTTACAGCAATTGCTTAGTAAACATATACCCTCCTTAACCGGAGGGTTCTTTTTTTTAAGGAGTACACATGGGGATACAAACAAATACTATTAAAGTTGATGGGACTGGCGATGTAGCTCACGTAGCTGTATTTGACAGTCACCGTAAGTATCTCGGATTATATGCACAATCAGGTAGTTGTGTTGTTTCTATAGGTGATGGTACGCATGCTGATATGGCAATCACTATCGCTCAGGGAAATATCTTTGAACCTGACCCAGGCTTCACTGAAGCAGTTTATTATACTGGAGTTGGAACTACCCTGCTTGTAATCACAGATGCACATCGACCCACTGTATTAACATATGATGATGTAGTATTGACATATGATGGTACAGCATTAACATACCAAAATGATGATCAGGTACGCTATCTAGCGCCGCCTGTATTCGTATAGGAGAAATAAAATGGCTAAACAAATCGTATATGTAGACGATGGCTCAATTGGCGCAACTGGCGATGCCGCTATCG